GCTTTGTAGGCGTAGCGTTTGGCCTCGGCCAGTGATCCTTCCACTCTCCCAAGCTCGGTCGCGGCGTTCAGGCAGGCTTCCAGCTTTTCAGCCGGGAACTCTACCCGGTCCAACGCCTCAGCCCATACCCGCGCGGCTTCCTGGTTGTCGTCGCGCAGTTGTTTTACCTGCGCCTGGAGTTCTTCGACCCTGGCGTTCAGGTCGTCCGGGTTCTGGTAGATGTCCGACTCATAGCCGTACAACAGCCGGTCGAACACATCCCCGGCGCAGTACAGCTCCACTTTTACGCCCAGCCCCGCGGCTACGCCAACCCAGAAGGAGACGCAATCGCGCTGATAGACATACTCGGTTTCGCTGGACATCTCCACGCCATACAGCAGGATACGCGAGTATCCATCAACCAGCGCCAGCGCAAAAGCTGCCGCGATGGTGGATGTCAGGTAGCGCAGTCCCACCCCGTGCAGGGTGACGTTATCCACCAGACCTAACACGCGTTCGATTGGGTAGCGGACGCTGGCCGGTACATCCGGGTCAACTTCTTGCATCCAGATCGGGTATTCGTGATCCATCTGGAGCCAGCGCCAGTGTTCCGGGTCGGAGCGGTTGTCAGGGTTGCGGTAGATCGTGGGCGAGTGCATCTGGAACACGCCGGTAACGCGTTTCGCCCACGGATGCAATACCCCGTGTTCGTCGCGTACGCCGGTCGCGGCGGCCTCGTTGAATACCCAGATGTCAACGTCCGGGTCATCCCACGGCGCATTACCGCGGGTGAGGGTGTGCGATCCTACTATCGCCACCGACTTTGACCCGGACCATAACAGCCTGCGCTCGGTCTGTTGTTCGGTTGTCAGCACGTTCTCTCTCTCCTCTACGATCCGATCTCGAACTTATCGCACAGGCTCAGGTGTTCCCGGCGCAGCTTCTTGTCCTGGTTCAGCCGGTCAAGCGCGGCAACGATGATACTCTTCGCCACCGCCCCTAACTTGACTTCGACCTCGCCAATTTGCTCCGCGCCCTCGGTTGACCACCGCAGCGAGCCGCCCACGTTCTCAAAGTGCAGAACGGCCAGCTCGTCCTCGGATAATCCGAGCGTATTGCGAAGATCCCGCAACACGCGGAGGGTAATTATGTCGCCCTCCGCGGGCAGCAGATTCAGCAGAACTAATCTCTCCTCAACATCTAATAACATTTTGTCATCTCCTACGCAACTTGGAATGTAGCGTCGCCGGTGTCATAGGTCAGCGCCTTGGCTGCCCCGGCTCCGTCGCGGAACTTGATTAGCGTCACCTTGTCTGTATCGGTGAGAGCCAGCTTGAAGCCGGTCGCATCGATCAGGCAGGTGGCCTCGGTGCAACCGCCCACCATCGCAACACGAATGGCGCTGTTGATGGCCGGAGCCGTGCCAACAACGCTCTCGTATTCCAGGTAAGCCAGGTTACAGGCCGACAGGGTATTGGATGCGGCATCGCCGGATTGAACGTTGATGTACAGGCCGCGGGCATCGCTTACGGTCAGGTTAGCCGCGTCGATGTCCAGTTGAGCGTAAACGCCGTAGGCTTTTTCAAGGATCGAAGGCCCGCCAGCACCCAGGCCCACACCGGCAACCAGCGATGAGAGGCCGATAGCGGTGTCCAGGTTGACGCCGGTCACATCGGAGGTGTTAGGCCCGTTGGAGGCGCGCCCATACACGCCTTCGGCAACGCCGGAGGTCGAGGCCACATGCACGACCGCATTACCGCGCAGGCCGCGCAGAGTGCCGGTCAGGGCGTTGGTCTTGTGGTAGGCATAGCCGTAAATCATGGTTGTGCCGCCAGCGGTGGTAACGCCGGTGGTCGATTCGCCGACCTGCATCGTGGCATTGCCGGTCCCGATCATCTTGTCCGCGGAGGTGTCCCACCACAGCAGAGCGGAGGCGGTTTCGCCGTACATGCGGAAGTCAACGCCCTGGCCATCAAGACCGAGATCCACCGTGGAGCCGGACACATCGAACAGAACAAACTCGGAGGCAGAACCCAGGAACACCTTAAAGTCAATGTCGGCGGTCCCGTTGCCGATGTTGATAGAGCCGGTGTCCGTGGTAGCGGGCGAGATCTGGAGAATGGACCCGGTCCAGTTAGCGTTCACGTCGCCGCCAGAAGCGTCCCCAAATTGCAGGATGTCAGAGTCACCAAGTTTGAGATCAACGTCTTCCAGTTTCAACAGCGAGTCGCCAACATCAAAGACGACATACTTAGCCGCGCCATTCAAAAAGACCTTGAAATCAATGTCGGTCGTGCCGTCACCGATGTTGATAGTCCCGGTGTCGTCCGCGGCAGGCGTGATCTGGAGAATGGCGCTAGTCCAATTGATACTGACATCCCCACCGGCAGCATCGCCAAACTGGAGAATATCACCGTCCCCAAGTTTCAGGTCAACATCTTCGAGTTTCAGCAGGCTGTCGCCCACGTCGAATACAACGTACTTGGCGGCTCCGTTCAGAAAGACCTTGAAATCAATGTCGGTCGTGCCGTCACCGATGTTGATGGTTCCCGTGTCATCGGCGGCTGGGCTGATTTGCAGGATGGAGCCGGTCCAGTTGAGGGTAACGTCGCTGGCGTCGCCGAACTTCAGGAAGTCGGTATCCCCAAGGGCAAGATCAACCGCATCCATCACCAGGGCGTCGGAGCCGCCATCCCACATCAGATACGAAGTGGAAGCGGAGCCGTAGAAGTAGATGTCCATTGCAGTCGAGCCATCACCGAACTTGATGTTAGCGTCGGTCTTGGTAGCGTAAAACTGCAAATTGGACTGATACCACTTGGAGCGAATGTTAGAAGAAGTCATAGTTTCCTCCATGCCAGTTACGGCTTACGGCGTGGTTCGCCGGTTGCGCCGGGGCAGGATAGTTTCCACACCCGCCCCGGCTTTACCAGTAAGAAGATCAACAGCGCCTAGGTGCTGGAGATCATAGTGTCGGCGGCGTAGCGCGGGTGTAGGATGGCGAACACCTGGGCCACGAAGCTGTCGGTGTTGGTCTGCTGCGCAAACTTCACGCGCACGTAGCGGTATCCGTCGTCCAGGTCTTTCGGGTCAACGCCGATGACGTACATGAACTCAACGTCGCTATCAACGCCGAAACCGCCAGAGTCGCAGGTGGTCAGCGCCCCGATGGTATCGGAGCCGACCGCAACGCCGGTGCGGTAGCGGAAGGGCAGAGCGACCAGGGTCGCGCCAGAGGTGGCATTGGCGGTACATTCCTCAACCGTGATGTCGGCTGAGTCGGTTCCGCAGGCTCCCAGCCCGACGACGAAGTCACACCAGAGATAGTGAGACATGTCAACGAACGGCAGAGCGGCGGTGTCGGTGTCCGACAGTAGAAGCAGCGGTACGATGTGGTAATCCTGAGCGTATTTCATCTCATAACCTCCTATGACCGGGTCGCCAGGACCACGAACGGCGAAACGGTGTTTGAACCCTTGTACGGGGTCAGCGGCGAGGAGATGGACGGCGCACCGTCACAGCGGTAAACGAACCGGAACACTTCCTCGTCGGTCAGGAATTGCAGGTGGATGGACGAGGCGGCCTGTACGCCGCCCTTCTCCCACCAGAGATACTGGCTCATGTCGGCGAGCAGGATGTCGCCCACGGTCCCCAGGGTGGCGTTGAACTCGCTCTCGATCACCGGGCGGCCTTTGATGCGCATGATGCCATCGTTTCCGTAGTTGACGAAGCGCGGCTCCAATGCGGCAGTACCGGCGTTGATGGACAGCAAGTCCAACTGCGGGTTGCAGTCGGTGTTGATGAACCAGACCGCGTTTCCCTTGGCTCGCGAATCCAGCCGCGCCCACATCTTTGACAGGTTTTCGGAAACGATGGTGGCGGCGGTCTGGTTGGTTTCACCGCTCACCTCAACATAAGCCGATGTGGTCAGGATGCCAAGCGCGCCGCTGGCCCCGATGCCGTTCAGGATGTCATCATTCGCCATGAACGCCAGCTCTTCGGCGGCGCCAACGCGCACGACCTCGCTAAACTGCGAGGCGTCGGCCAGGAGTTCATCGGTCCCGTACACCAGGACGGCGTACTTTTTCAACTCCCAGTTGATCCGGCGAAACTTCGGCTTGCTGGCGGTGATGGTTGCACCCTCGCCAACGCGATAGCCGCGGATGCCGCCCCAGCGGGAGCCGGTGGCGCGGCTGGTTTCGTCAACGCCGTTGATCCAGCCGTAGTTACTATTGGCCCCAACCGGCAGGCGGCGAACGAAGCGGGTAAACGGTCCGCTCTCGTGCATCGGCTTCAAGACTTCGGCAACCAAAGTCGGCTCCAACAGGTAGCCGCCCTCGGATGGCACGTTCTCAGATGCCCCGGTCCCGCCCTTGATAGCCAGGCGGCGCAGCCGGTCGTCGGTGTGCCCGCCGCGGCTGACTTCAAACGCCTTGACAGCGGCGCATTGTTCAGCCAGCGACACAAACGGGTTATCGGCGGGGTCGTGAGTGACCTGGACCCCGGCCTTGACTTCCTCAGCGGGCAGGCTCTTGAGCGCCTTCTCAGCGCCCCGATCTGCCGCCTGGGAGATCATCTCTTGCAGTTTTTCCTCGGTGATGTCCATAGTAAATACCTCCAAATTGGACTTGACTTCTGTTTCGCCGCCTTCGGCCTCGGCTTCATCCGGCGCGGTTACGCCCTCCGGCTCCAAATCCTCCGGCGGTAGTGGCGGCAGCAAGGCGCTGATAGATTTCAGCGGTGTAACCTCGTTGCGTGGTTCGGCGGGTATGTGCGTCAGCGACGCATCCAGGCCCAGCGGCCAGCACTTGACATGATGGGCGGCTCCAACCGGCTCCCGGTCTACCAGGTGCGCAGCCGTGCCGGATGACCACCCAAGCTTTCCCGCTCCGGCCAGCTCCAGTAAGAATTTCTCATAGCGGTCGCGCTCGTCAAGGATGGTTTCGGCCCATACGCCAAATTCATCCCGGCGCAGGTCTGCGTCGTGGGACAGGCGTTTCTTTTTCGCATCAAGAGCATGGTTGAACCAAGTAGCAGACTTGGCGGGGAAGTCGATCATAAAATCGGTAGCAGCGTCGAAGAAATCACGCGCCCCGCTGATGTCCGGGTCTTGCTCGGTGCTGAAGCGCACCAGATAGCCGCCAACTCTTCCATCCCCCAGCGCCTTGACCTCAGAGCCAAGCATGACCAGCGATTCTTCTGGATCGAAGCCGGCTGGCCATCCTGCGCATTGCTCCGCGCTCTTGGCTGGCTGCCCGCATAGCGCGCCATTTTCTACCGCATAGTCGTGGATGCCCTGGAGCCGCTCCGCGTCCTTGCTGCTGTTGCGCCGGCCGATTTTCATAGCCTCCAGGTCATCGGCGGTAAAACTGTCATTCTCTACAAACTTGATTTCTGCCGGTTCTGGCATAGCCACCTCCTAAAACAACAAAAAACGGCGCAGCCTCCCACGTGGGATAAACTGCGCCGCCTCTCAGCCCTGCGCGGTCGGGATGCCTCGCGGCCCTCCCGAACCTGTTCGATTGATTAGGTTATAGCATACTTTCGATTATCGGTCAATAGCCCGAACAACACGCCACACTCAGCCCGTATTCGACCGCTTGCGCACACGCCAGCGCCAGGATGTCAGGGTCAGCGTCAAGCGCCTTGCGGTCTATCCTCAGCCGCCGGTTATGGTCCCAGGTGACGTACACGGACGTATCGTCTTGCTCGATGGCGGTGACATGCTCCGCGCCAATCAGCGCGGCGACCTGGCAGACGAGATCCAGTAGAAGCTTCACTTCAAACCGGCCTTCTTGATTTCTTTCTGTATCACGCCCTCGATAATCTCGTTGATGCGCCGCTGGCGTTCCTGTATGATTATCGGTATCCGGTCCCACCCGCCCAGCTTCGACATGCGCGACTGTTCCGCGCCGCTGCTGGAGCCGTAGACGATGGAGGCGTAGGGCGTTTCATTCGCCAGGATCAACGTTCGCCCGTGCCCGATAATTTGCCAGGCGTTTCGTAGCGTCTGCGTCCGGCGGTACGGCACATCGATCTCACCGGCGTTCAGCGCGGCGAAGAACCAGCGGCGCTGACGTTCAGAGAACCACCCGCCCACCTCCGGGTAAGCCTGCTTGCGGCTGATGCTCTGCTGTGACGGGTACGCCTGCAACACGTCTTTGAGATACTTCGCCGCCTCGTCTGCGGCCTTGTCTGCCATCTCAGCGTCTACCAGCTTTTGCAGCTTGGCTTGCACCTCCGGCAGGCCAACAATATCAATGCCGATAAACTTATCAGGCATCGGGTATTCCACCTTCGGTCAACGGCTCGCGGGTCAATTCCAGGCTACAATCACACCGCCACCCCCCGCACTCTAGTTTGTCGTTTGGCGCGCCCTGGGGATGGTATCCGCTCTCCTCCCACTGGCGCGCCGTGGCTACAATCCCGTTCAGCGTGGCGCAGGTCGAACAATGCTGCTCGGTCTTGCCAAGCCGCCATACAAGACGCTGGTTCTTGCCGAACCAGATACGCCCCTCGTTGACCATCTCGTTATAACGATTGGTCCACAATACGATGCGCTCCTGGTACGGCTTGACCGGATCGCCGTTCAGCTTTGCGCTTTCGATACCCTCCGCGTAGTCAAGCACGAACTCCAGTTCTTTGTCGATGTGGTCCTGTAGCTCTGCCTTGTCATCTTCAGTGTAATCTTCCGGGCCATAGCCAACATCACGCGCGCCCTCGTTCCAGGCACGGGTAAACTGTTCTTCGATTAGCCGCACCATCTCGTCTATAAACTCACTTGCGTCAATGTCGCCGTTGTAGAAGTCCAGCACCGCCCGGTTAAGCGCCCGGTCCCAATAACCGACCGTCTTTAGCGCCTGGCGCAACGCTGCGCCGTGCAGACCTTCCACGCGCGCTTTGATTGCGCCCACCCCGGCGACGCGGCTGTATTCGCCGTGCAGCCTGCCGATGATGCGCTCCACCGTGTCACGCTGCGACATGGACCGCCTCTAGCAGGTCGTTGGCGCGCTTCAGTTCGGCGGCCAGGTCGCCCGCTTCCGGCTCGCGGCTCCCGCCGTCGAACAGCGCCAGTACATCATCGGCGCAGGTCGCCGCCTTCATGCCCTCGGAGATCGCCGCGGCCATCTCTGCCGGGATCGCGTCGGCGATCCAGTCCGCGGGCAGCGGCTTGCCCTTGCGCAGCGCCTGGAGCGCGGCCCGCTTCCAGCGTTTCGCTTCGGCCTGCGCTTCCTCGCCCATCTCCGGCGCTTCGTCGTCATCCTCCCCCGGCTCCGGCTGTTTCTGTAGCTGCTCGGCCATCTCTTTCTCGCGTTCCTCTTTGGCTTTCTTCTCAGCCTCCAACTCGGCGCGCTGTTCCTCGGTCAATTCCACGCCCAGGATTTCAAGCGCCATCAAGAGCGGCATACCGGCTTTGACGTATGCGCCGACCGCCGTTGAACGTTCGTTCTCGTCCTCCTGGTAGATGTCCAGGCTCTCCGGGCTAAACTCCAACTGGTAGCCCTCAGCTTTGAATAACTGCTCGTTCATGGTGGAAGCGACGAACTCAGCCCGCGGCACGATGGTTGAGTCGTACCATGTCAGCGTGTCGTTGGTGCTGGTAGCATAGTTTGCAGCGTTGGCAAACAGGATGGTTTGAGGGATGCCAAGCGCCAGGGCCACGTCGAAGCGCTGATCGGATGTCAGCGTCTGGTTCTGGAGTTGATCGAGGCCATCGCCTATCTGCTGGAAATCGACAGTCTCGGCATTAAATACTTTCCAGGTGAAGGCGCGCTTGATACCGGACATCAGACGATTGACCCAGGTTTCGAGCCGGTCGCGCTCGGCCTTGTCGGGCATACCCTTAGCTGTCAGGATTATTGGTCGAATAGCCCCGCGCTCGAAGTAGAGCTGTATGTAGCCGTCCAGGTAGTGCAGCACGCCGGCGGCCTGAAGCGCCGCCTTGACCGGGTAACGCTGCGGCGGGCCAATCTCCACGTCATCATCGGGGAGCCAGAAGTAAAGCAAGTCATCAGGCTTGTACTCGATGGGCGGCTTCGTGCCGATGTCGCGCTTGAAGCCGGTCAAGCCTTTTTCAGCGTCAATCACCGGCGTGATGGTGGAGGCGGCCAGCCACTTTAGCTCTTTGGCGTAGCCGGCTTTGTTCTTGACTTTGAGCAGGTAGGCGCAGCCGCCCTTGTCCAGGGCGCGGCTAATCAGCGCGAACAGGCGGCGCGGGTTCGGCAGGTATTCGACTTTGTTCTGCCACTCCTGGCTGTTGTCAATCTCTTTCTCGCCCTTTAAGATGCTGAACGGGATCTTGGCCAGCGCATCGGCGTTTTTCTCGATGCCGCGGTACAGCGTCGGGATGGTGCGATACAGCGCCGGTTCGCCGTGTTCCGGCTCGTTTGAGTGATACCGCCAGGCTGTAGTTTCTTCGTCAAACAAAAGCGAGCTTTTGATACTCGCCCCGTCGAAAATCGTTGCCGTGCGCATAAGCGCCTCCTAACTCATGTACCAGTTGGGGTCCGAGATGCCCCACCACGCTAACGCTAAACTGATTACCCGGTCGTCGTGCATCCCCTCCGGCGCGCTAAACTTCGGATGTCCGGTGGGCGATAAATCCACTTGATAGCTGCGCAGTTCGTCGGCATATTCAGCCGGGATGGTAAACTGCTTCTGTTCGATGCCGGTCGCCAGCCGCTGTATCAGAGCAGGCTTAGTCGTGGCGGTCGTGTTGAAGCCGCGTTCTTTGTCAGGCCCAAGCAGCACATTGGAGCGCAATAATTCTATGTTCGGCTCCCCGATACTGTTACGCTCCGGCAGGACGTAAGCGCCCCAGCGCGCCGCCAACGCGTCTAGCTTCTCGCGCTGGTAGGTGAACGAAATCTGGTTGAAGCGCTCCCAATCCACGACCCGCGCACAATCCCGACAGGCCACAGTCAGGACGGTATAATCTTCGCTCATCGCCCAATCTACGCCCATCACCAAATAATGCCCCTGGTGGTTGGCTGGGTCGTCCGGCTCTGTGATGGTCGCCACATTCTCTATCCCCTGGAAGTAAGCGCCATCCTCGATAAATTCAGCCATCCACTCTTGACGGTACGTCCTGAGCGGCATACGTGTACGCGCCAACTCTGCCGCCTTGCGAATGTTCGGCAATGGATTGTCGCTGGACGGCGCATGAAACGCCATCTGGTAATACCCGTCATCCCTGCCGCGGGTGTACTCGGTGAAGAACCAATTCAGGCCGCGCGGCGTTGAAATGAGCAGGGCATCGCCGTTGTGGTCAGCAAGCGTTGGCTGGATTGCATCCGTCCAGGCTGTTTCGCTGATCTTGGCGGCCTCGTCCAATACCACCAGATGAAACGCTTCACCGCGGATACTGTCCTCGTTGTCTGCCGAATAGATGCCGAATAGCCCGCCATTGCTAAACTCAATCATGCGCTCGGTTTTATTCGCCGTCGCCAGTTTTGCCCGGCATACGTCAGCGGTAGCGCGCTCAGCCCATCGCCACAGGGAACGACCGTTCTTGTAAGTTGGCACGACCCAGGCCACGGAGCCACCGCGGGCCGCAGTTGCCAGGGAGACGCAGCCGCCCAACACGGTCTTACCCCATCTCCGGCCCATTGCCAGGATCTTGACTTTCGCCGGATGGGTCGCTATCTGCCACTGGTCGCGGCGCAAGCGGGGTAATTGCATCGCGGTAGTCAATCGCTGTCACCTCGATAATATTCTTGTTCTCAATCGGCCCGCCATCCTTGCCGGTCATCTCCACTTTATCCGGCACTTTGCCGAACGCGACCTCGATAAACGCCCGCTGAAGCTGCGGGTTCTTGCTGCTTGCCCACCCGCGCATGATGGCCTCAGCCACACTTACGATGTGCCCGCTCGCCGTCAGCGTGTCGCCGTCTTTCGTGGTCGCTTCCTCGTGCGCTATCTGCTGCGCCAGTTCGCGGAGCGCGTCGAAGCTGCGGGGACGGCCCTTGCGATTGATCTGGTGCTTTCTTTCCTGAAAGCCGCCCTTGCCCGTTGGATTGCTCATCTTGATTCGGCTTGCTTTACTAGTATTTCGGTTCGAATGTGCCAAGCAATCGAACGCATAAAGAGAGGCGGGACACTGTTGCCGATACGGGCATATTGTTCTTCAAATGTTCCGACTTGCTTATATTGATCTGGATATGATGCAAGTCGGCGTATTTCTTCCATCGTCAAGGAACGCATTTCTTTCCAGTGCATGTGTCCACCAGTACCAGATATTATTTTCGGTATCGTTGGTGACGGTCTTGCCGGATCAACCTTTAGTGAATTTATATAGTAGTTCGGCCTGTAAGCAGTTCCGTTCTGCCCTGGTTTTATATGTTTCCAGATGGCAGTTGCAACCGTAGCCAAGGGCCGGTTATAGGTCTTATTACAAATATTCTCTATTGCTTGTTCAGCAGTAAAAGGCCATTCTTCTGCCTTGGGATGTAATGGTCCATTTCCCGGATAATTCCGGCGTACACCAATAAATATCATACGTTCCCGACTCTGTGGTACGTTGAACCATTTTGCATTTAACAGTCGTGCCGATACTCTATATCCACTTGCCTTCAACTCTTGCATGATCTCGGCAAATACCAACTTCATCTTGCCCTTGACCATGCCACTAACGTTTTCCATCACAAATACTTTCGGTTGTAATCCGCGTAACAGTCGGACATATTCGTGGGATAACGAATTGCGCGGATCGTCTATCTTGCGCTTGCCTGCTGTACTGAAACCCTGACACGGCGGCGAACCGTCCAATACTTCAAGTTCTCCAGGCTGGATACCAGCCATCTCTAAACATTGGTCAACACTCAATTTCGCAATGTCGCCATGATAGACCGGCACGTCTGGAAAGTTCAGACGAAAAGTCTCAACTGCATTATTGTCCCATTCGACTGCAAGCAATTCACGGAACCCTGCCATTGAATATCCTAATGATGAGCCACCACATCCCGCAAACAACGAAATGACCCGCGGCGCGTCCGGTGTACGCTCTGCAAGATGTTCCTGCCATGCTTGTTCTAAGATGGTCAGGTATCTATTTCGGCCATTTGTGCCCGCAACTGGGACACTCGATGTATTCAACGTCATCGGCTATACTTTCGTCATATTCCTTGAACTCTGGAAACGGTTCATCAATTACACCCAGTTCTATCGGATCAAAGCCCCATTCCACCAACTCGTCAAACTCGAACTCATTCGCCAGCAGGTCAAAATTCCAATTGCCACCGGCCTTATTCGCTACGATATTTGCCTGTTCGCATTGCTTTTCTGTCCACCGCACTTGTCGGTAGGCGAATCGTTTGCCCTGCCATATTACGAAGCCATGCGCCACCGTTCCCTGTTCGTCTGGATCGTGCGGCCCCTCGGTCAATTCAATCTTACAGGCATTGATGTTAAATACTCGGCTACGTTGATTACCGCCTATGATCTCGTCGGTATTTAGATCGTGAACAATACCACTCAGATCGCCCAACGCGGCAAGATGCTTACCAAGGTCGGCATATTGTTTTTCTGTAATCTGGCGCGGGTTTTTATGATATTGCTTCAAGGAAAAACCTCTTCCAATACTCTCTGTTATTGCATGTCCTCATGTGGCAACTGTGGCATAATGCAACAAGATTTTGAGGCGTTGAGTTTGCCTTGTTGTAATCTATATGGTGTACGTCTAGCCTCATCCCATTCTCTGGCACTCCACAAACAATACAGACTCTTCCGTCTCGCGCCCTTACTAGTTCCTTAATTTCATCCGTGAAATTGACGTACTTCCACGGTATCTCAGCACCAAATCTTTTTACGGCGGCAATATGTATTTTTTTACGATGCTCGTCTGAACGCCATCTTGCTTTAGCCGAACAGGTCTTACATAAAATCCTATCGCTACGACCACGGCCTTTTTTTGGCTCTCCACAAATCGGGCAAGCATAATAAACAGTATTCACAGATCGTCTTTTGTTCTCGCACTTATGACAACGCGGTGCTTTACGCTGTTTGATTGTCGTTTTAGGATTACCACAATCAACACAACAATCAAACGGCACGAGATCGGCAAGCCGCCGCTGTTCGTTGCTCCAGGTTATGCGCGTCTGTGGTGTCTGTTGCGACATATTCTCCTCGTAAATCTACGCCTCAGCCATTCGATCGGATTGCGCCTCATGCCGGATCATTCCAAGCAATCCCGATCCCGGCGCGCGTGTCGATCATCACCCACGGCAGCTTTGCCTGCCTGAGCGCATCCACTACCCCCGGCGAGCGGGTATCGTGGAATATCAGCATCCCGCCCGGCTTCACCAGGAGCCGCGCCGTCACGATGTCAACGTAAACGCTCGCCCGGTCATGTGCGCCGTCGATGAAGCAAGCATCATAGCTGGCTGGCTCCATGTCGTCTATGTTGCCGCTACAGCCCACGCCAAGCTCCCTGAGAGCCGGGAACACGTTGGCATGAACCCACGGGTCAATGTCGATGGTATCCAGCGCCGCGGCGGTCTGCTGGATCGCCCTGGTGGACACGCCCAGGCCCGTGCCGATCTCCAGTACTCGCTTCCTGGCGCACAGTGACGCAATCACGCGCGCTTCCAGGTCGTTGACCGAGAGCCGGTAGGTGTTGCTTCCCGGCTCGCCCGGATCGGACGGGGAATAGTAGCCGTTCACCGAGTGCGGTATGAGATCAACCATAGGATGTCTCCGGTGTACACTATGACCACCCACAGCGCGCACAGCAGCCAACAAGCGCCGTCACTCATCGCCGGTCCTCGTAATCGTAATATGACGGGTTGATCGGCCAATCGTCCTCAGCGTTGATGACCCGGTCGCGCACGTAGTACAGCAGCGCCAGGAGCAGCACGACCGGCGGCAGGGCGAACAGGCAGCGGTAACGGCTCACGGGAACACCACCGATACCTGGCCGGTCATAATCGCCCAGATGAGCGCGATCACCGAAACGCCCAAAGTGCCACCGATAAACGACAGCACTTTGTTGGTGTAAATCATGGGCTGGATGGCGTCGCGGAGTGCTTTTATCTGCGCGATGTTGTCCTCTTGCTTGCGGCTGATTTCGTCAATCCGTTGGTGGGCTAGGTTCGCTTTGTGGTCGATGTCGTTGTGCGCGACTTCATACCGTTTCTCGAACTCGTGTCGCCAGGATGTGACGCCCGATACACCGTTCTTGACCTCTGCTATATCATCGCGCAGTTGATCAATACGCTCCAGGATCACGGCTGTATCAATATTCTTGGATGGCTGCCCGGTCGCGCCAGCCACGGGTTAGCCCTGGCCGTCTGACAGCTTGCGCCAGCCAAACTCGTCATATACGGCAGACTCGACCATTGCGGATAATGTTTCCAGGTCCAGTACAATATTATGTTTAGCAAGCTCGGCGGCGGCCAGATCCATGACGTAGGCTTTCTTATTCGCCCCAACTTTGAACAGCTCATCTTTCAAGCCGTTCTGTTCTGCGGCCTTTACCAACGCTTCAATGACAGCCATTGCCGTCTCAAGTTTGGTTTGGTCAACGTGCGCCTTGACCCAGGCCCAGGCCTCTTTAACCAAAACGCCGACCAAGCCCAGCAGGATCGGCACAAGCACCTGAATTGCAACTTCCAATAGCTTCTGTAACAGGATGGATTCGTCCATTGCGTGACCTCCGGTAAGCGAAAGACTGTACTAACACACCTGCCCTATTGTACAACGGAATAGCCCGGCGGTAACATAGTATTCAGCTTATGAATATTAGAGTAAGATTAAGACTACCAGGCGCGGACTATGGCGCCCTGTGGTACTGCGCGGTAAATTGCCCCTTGACATCTTTTGTAAATTAGTTATAATGATATTGTAAACGAGAGGAGCCACATGGACGATAAACCGCAAGCCTACGGATTTTCCCTGACCAACCGCGAAATGACCATCATCGCCGCAGAGAGCGAGCGAATCGGCCTGAACAACGTCAGCGCCGCCCTGCGCAAGATCATCAATGAATGGGCCGCCGAACACATGCCCGCCGTAGAGGTGACGAAATGACCCACCAGCAGACCGCGAGCTTCTACCCCATAACGAAAAGCCCGCCGGACGACGTGCGCCTGCGGGCTTTCTGCGGTGTGGTGCTATACAGCCTCCTTCCTACCTCGGTGATGGTGGTGAGCGCGTCCGATCATCCGTCATGCTCTCAGGATAGCACGATCTCCGAGGTGATGGCGTGAACTGCGCGGAATTTGTCGTTGATTGGCGCATCATTTGTTCGGTGGCCTTCGCACTAGTGGCGTTCGGCGCGGCCTACAACAGTCTGATGGATCGGTTGCGCAATAAGAGCGGGTACGTCAGCATCTTCGTGGCTGGTGGTGTTCTGGTAACGCTGGTGGGGGTCGCCATCATCTCATGGCAAGCGGCGCTACTGGCGCTGGGCGCGTTCGCCTGCTCCGGTCTGCCGATGATTGCAGGTAGCATGTACCGATACATGCGCGCGACCGAGGAAGCCCGCCGCAACCTGGCCCGCATCATGGGAAGCGACGATGAAACCGCGGCGTAAGCCATTGCCGTATGCTGCCCTCAGCTTGATTGACGACGCGCTGATGGCATTATCCGCGGCGCGGCGCTACATGAAGCCGCTGCTCGATAAGACCGACCTGGAGACAGTCGCCAGGACCGGGCGGGCGCTGGACGAGATCCATCACGCAAGCGAAAGTCTAGTTGAGGTCCGATCGCTGAGGCCGGAGGATAGCAATGGTTAAGTATTTCGAGTTTGATCTGATCTTCGAGGAAATGACCCCGGAACAGGCCGCGGAATTGTACGAGATCATCACCGACTATGCCGAGGATCACAGCCTGGACATGGCGGGTCTACCCTGGCCCACCACCGATCTCGATTGCCCGCCCTGGATCTTGTTGATCGACCGTTTCACCGCATGGACCATCCGGGTCTGGAAGGTGCTGCATGGCAAAAAAGACGCTTGAAGCCTGCCGCAAGGGTGACGATTACATCGGCTACGCCCTGACGCACGGCGGGAGTGTACGCCCCGGTAAAGGATCGCACAAGGTCGTATATGGCCCGAAATCCAATGGGCGCGGCGAGCCTGTACCTTGCCACAACAAGGACATCGGCCCAAACCTGCGACGCAAGATTGTGAAGGCGTTTTTAGCGATGGGCCTGGTCCTGCTGCTGGCGGTAATCGTTATCTAAAAATTGAACCGCTGCGGGTACAGCGGTTCGGGTGACAGTCCGGGTGGATTTGTCGCCCTCCATCATACCACACGGAGGTAATTATGACAACTCAAACATGGTCTATGTTAGACAAACTAAACACGGCTGACGGCCACTACCGCCGCCGCCCGCTGTCGGTGAACGAGGCCGACCACGAGCTCCGGCAGGCGTGGCTACAGGTCGATGACGCGGTTGAAACCCTGGAGCGCGTGAAGGCAACCTACCCCCGCACCAGCCCCGAAGTAGTGCAGGCGGTGCAGTTCAGTATGCGCGCGCTGATGATCGCCAACAACGCCGAGGTGAGATACCGCAAGGCATACACCGAGTGGCAGGAGACCTTGGGGCGGCTCTTGAACAATCCCGAATGTACCTGCGCCCCTGACGGCGACGCCTGCCCACGCTGCGTGGCGGTGGCGGCGCTGAAGGCATTAGACGTTGAGGAGTTGGAATATGCCTAATCTGGTTGAGCCTATCACCTGGGAGAAGCACCAGCGGTCAAGCGCCCGGCGATTTATCGCCAATCGGGTATGCGCCCTGTGCGGCAGCGATTACGTCCTGTTCGACCTAGGCGATGGCTTCCAGGCTGATTGCCCGGTGCATGGTCCGGTCTACGCACACCAGCACATCAACCGCAACCGCTACAACGCCGCACAATTCAACGCCCACCTGACCACCGCGGCTATTGAAGCCGAGGACAAAACCCGGCGCACCGCTAACGAAATCCTGAAAGAACTTGGCTTCTGAGGAGAGGCCATACCATGACTGAGCAAACGACCATCAACACGGCCATCGCGCCGTACAAGCAACTCAAACAACTGATGACCACCGAGGAAATCAAAGCGCGCTTCGCTGAAATCCTGGGACAGCGCGCCGGGGGCTTTATGGCCTCGGTGCTGAACACCGTGTATCTGAACAACAACCTGCGGGAGTGCGACCCCAACAGCGTGATTATCTCAGCCCTGACCGCCGCCGCGCTGGACATGCCGATCGATCCCAACATCGGCTTCGCTTACATCATCCCGTACAAGGGACGCGCAGCCTTCCAGATCGGATACAAGGGATTTATCCAACTGGCGCTTCGCTCCGGCCAGTACTCGGACATCAACGTGACCGAGGTCTACACCGGCGAACAGATCACCGTGAACCGGCTGACCGGGCGGGTAAACCTGAACGGACACCGCACGGGTGACGATGTAATCGGCTACGTCTCATACTTCCGGCTGCTCAACGGCTTCGAGAAATATCTCTACATGAGCAACGATGAGCTAGACGCCCACGCCGCCAAGTACTCAAAGACCTACGACAACCCGCGCGGTCTGTGGAAAACGAACTTCCCGGCGATGGCAAAGAAAACCGTATTGAAAGCGCTAATCTCGAAATTTGGGATTATGTCGGTGCAGATGCAAGGCGTGATGCGCCAGGAGGCCGAAGTCGAGGACGCGCCAATCCCGTTCCCGGCGCATGACATCATCGAAGGCACACTGACCGAGACGATCGACCCGGCCGCGGTGCTGGTAGAGGCGGGATGCGACAACATCGGACACGCCCGCAACACTCTTAAGTACGTGCCGGAAGAACTACTGACCAACCGGGAGGCGCTTGTGCATTGGTATGAGCTGTACACCGGCTGGCGCAAACTTGATAAGACCACCGAAGAGGCCGCGGCCCTGGCGACCGACGGCGAACTGCCTGCATAGCACATCAGCGCACGGTGGCCCGGAGCCGGGGGTGCAGCCGGGCCGCATACGCTGACGGAAACGACATGAACAACAATATCAAGTACATCCGCAAGACTCGGCGCGCCCGCCACGCCTATCGCCTGCTGATCTCGCTGGTGTGCGGCGCGCTGTTTGCGATCCTGTGGCTGGGCACGTTCAAGATGCCGCCGGGTAGCTGGGGCACGATACCGCTGGGCCTGCTGGTGGCGGGCACGGTGTACGGACTGATGGGGAGGCGCTAGATGAAAATAGTTTATATCGCAGGACCGTACCGCGGCATCAGTGAACATGCTGTACGCATGAATATCCGCAGAGCAGAGGAAGAGGCGCTTTTTGTTTGGTCTGAAGGCGGCGCGGCTATGTGCCCGCATAAGAATACCGCGGGCTTCGGTGGCGCTTATGGAATACCAGATGAGACATGGCTCGCGGGAGACCTGGAGCTACTAGCACGATGCGATGCCATCTACCCAATTCAAGAGTGGATGTATAGCAGCGGCGCAAAGGTCGAAGTTCAGTTTGCCAGAGAACACGGCATCAAAATACTTTACGGCCGCGATGATGTTCGCAAATACCTCAGGGAGAATAAGCGATGATTACATTTGCCGAAATGGAGACAGCCGTCCGCAACATGGCGCGGCACATCGCAGACCTGGAGCGGCGCGTTGATGAGATAGCCGTGACGCTGTACGACCCGCCGTTGCCTGCTGAAGCCGCCGAACCGACAATAAAAGTGCATTACAACGGCATCGGTCAGATGTTCGTCCCCGATGATCTGGACCAGCCCGCAGACGCCGACCCCGACGCGCCGGTGCTGTGCCCGAACTGCGGCAAGGAAATGA